GGGGCGGTTGCAGCGTTACTTGTTACACTTTGCTCTGCCGCAGACGCGGGGCTTTACCTTGAACGCCTCCACCTTTACAGCGTTCTGCACCGTGGCGGCGGAACTTTCGCCCAGCGTGGCCGCCCGTGGCTTCTCGCCAGTCACCGTGCCGTCGCCGGATTCCGCCGGGTGGATTTTGTAAGCGTCCATCTGCGGCGTAGCATCCAGCGTTTGTCCGCCGCTCCATCCCTTTGTGCTGATCCGGGGGATTGTACCCGTGATCTTCGGGCTGTCCAGGAATGCTTCTGCCTGTCCGCCGACGTTCAGCAGGCCGTTGGACGACCAGCCTAACGTACTGGGCCGCCAGTATGTGCCGCAGATCGTTGCACCACAGATAGGCACTTTGTATGCCATGCACTCCACCTGCGCACCAATGGAAATTCCGTGCCGCACCATGTAGCTGATATACTCAAGGTGAGCTGTCAGTCGTTTGGTGTAGCCCAGCAAATCTTCCATTTCGTCTATGGTGTGATACTGCGCCGGGGCATCAGTGATGTTCACGTTCAGCCGCCAGAATCCAGGAGTGCCGCCGTAGTCGAACCACTCTTCCACTTCGGAATCCGGGTAAGTCACGCTGACCTGTTCCCGGACAGCCTTTACCGTTCCGGCGTACCGCTGAATTTCAATGGCTGTCTTGATGATCCTGCGTTTCGTTTCCAAGTCGGCGGCGGAATCGTACCACTCGACTTTGAGATATACTGCCATCTGGTCGAGTGTTTCTTCGGAGCATTTGTCCACTTCGGAGAACGTCACACCAGCGTCAAGGCAATCCAGCACCCGGCCCTGCAACTCGGCGTAGACTTCGGACAAAACCTGCACCCAAGGCTGGGCGGCGACGATCTTAGGCACGCCGTCGGTTATCCTGGCCTCGCGGAGTTTAATCATCCTCGACACCTCCATAGACGACCGTTGGCTGGCCGCTCAACTTCGGAATCTGCACGAGTGCCTTTTCCTTGTCTGCGCCGCTCTCCACCACCTTGAAAGCGGGTTCCCGCATTTCCACGCGCTTCACGCCCGCGGCGCGCAGACGGTAGATCAACTCCATCGGGTTGATGTCCCGGCCAATGGAGCGTTGCCAGTCCTGGTACTCCTGCACCGCCTGTGCCACATTCTGCTGCACGATGTCGGCGTTCTTCTTCGAGCTGGCCCCGATGTAGTAGGTGAAGTCGATGCTGTACTCCACCTCTTCCGGGGCCTTGCAGATCACAAGGTCTGTCATTGGGCGACGGGCCTCATTCATCATAAAGGTTTCCATTTCGGAAATGTCCTTTTCGCTCGGCATCTTTCCGCCCGTGAGCATGAAGTAGATGTACGCCGTGCAAGGCTGGCTTCTCGGAGAAATCGCAATGGCATTTTCAATGTCAGAGCGAAAACTCATAGCCCAGAACTCGTAGGCATCACGCGGGCCTGCGCAACTGTACGTCGTGGGGGACAGCCAGATTCTACGGGTCAGGCTGTCGTCGCTCTCTGCATCTGCGCCTCCACTGCTGGTGTCGATGTTCACCGCACCAGCCACAAACGGGATTGCGTCTACCAGCGTATCAATAACGCCCGGTGGAATGCCGTTGCTTTCCGCGCCGACTTCTTCCGCCTTTGCCAGTACATCAACGCTCGTTTTGCCAATGTCGATCTGGGCGTATTCCGTTGTGGCAAAATAAATACCCGCACCAGTTCGGATGCGTGTTCCCTGCGGAATCATTGCCACGCTCTTCTGCGCCGCCGACAAGGTAAAGCGGATCGTCACCGTGGCGTATGTTGCCGGGTTTCTTTTCACGCCGAAAGGCAAGCCGATGTTGTCCAACTGCGCGCCCTCTGCCGATTTCAGCATAGCGGCCAGTGCGCGCCGCTCCGCCACCTGCATAGCCATGTAGTACAGCATAGCCATGCTTTTAAGGGTCAGCGTCAGCGGGTCACTGTCGTACAGCGGCGGGGCCTTGGCATAAACCTTTTTGTAGTTCTCGGTGTAGATGTCCATAACAAGGTCACGCGCGCCTTGCAGGGTGAGATTTCCTGTTACGCTGTACTCCGGGATGTCTGCAAACTCTGTGATATTAGACAATTTTCACCACCACCTTTGGCCGGATATATCCTTTCTTGCCGTCCTGTTCGCTATAATCAACCTGCTGTACCTGCGCGTGCTGTTCGTAGCGCGCCGTCTTTCGGGTGATCTCCGCAGTCAAGAGGGCTTCCGCCGCTTCCGCCGGGAGGCTCAAGCAGGAAATGTCCAGGCCAAACTCCCGGTCAAGTGCCTGTTCTCCCACTCGGCTTCCGTACAGCGTTATGAGGCGATTGTACACGTCGCGGTCTTGGTCGCCATCGGACGGCTCAACTTCAACTTCGATGTCGCCCAGCAGCAAGTTGTTCAGTTCGTCACTCATACATACTCCTTTAGGGTCAGCGTCACCTTGCAGGACTTGAGGCCCCAGAATCTATGTACCACGTCCCAGGTGTCCGACATTTTCTCGAACTTGAACGGATAGCGGGAAAGTGGCCTGTTGTTGATTATGAAGTAGTCAACAGCGCCAGCCTCGCACAATTCCTGCAAAGCGTTCAGCACCTTGCGCGGGTTTACTCCGAACTGTGAATTAAGCAGCAACTCGAACTGGTACTCTTTGAGTCCCGGCCCTACATACTCGCTCTTTTCCTTTCCGCCAATCACGCTATGGGCGGCCCAGTTGCTCGACGTGGAGCCGTTGATATTGTCCGGCGTTACGACGCGCCAGCTCGACACTGTGAATACCAGCCCTGCAAAGCTGCCAATTCCGCCCCATGCCATAGAACCACCTCCCGATTACTGCGGCTTCCCTGTAACGCCAGCCACGGTATACGGGCCAGCAGTTGCGCCGCCGTCGTGGCCGTGGAGGTGATTCACAAGGCTTATGCCGTTTATCTTGCAATCTCCGCTCCCGCCGCTGATGTTCACGGTGGAGCCTTTGATTTCAACGTCCGTTCCCTCGATTTTGATAGTGCCGCCCTGCGTCAGCGTGACGGTAGAGCCACCGACTATGAATTTCAGATCACCGCCGATTTTGTGGGTTGCGTTCTTGCCGACCGTTTCCGTCGTATTTCCGTCGATCTTTTCTTCATAGTTGCCGCTTTTTCCGTCATAGCTTTCGTAGGCCACGCCCTGCTTGTCGTTGTAGTCGTAACGATACAGGCCCTCCTTTCCGCCGGGGGGCTTGTTGTCGTCGTTCCAAAAGGTTCCGATGCACGTCCCCATTTCCTGATCTGCGGAGTTGTGCAGGACGCACGCCATCTGCCCAACAACAGGCATCCGATACAGGTTGTTCGACACCATGCAGATTTCATCCGTTACGGAATCGTCGCGGTCTTTGTAGGCAACCTCTATCGTTCCCTTGTCGTAGTTGACCTTGGAAACCTCACCAACGCGGATCACGCTCTGCATATAGATCAGCCTCCCACTCTGCTTCCTGCGTATTCGTTCGTGAGGCCGCCGGAGTTATCCAGCGGGCGGGTAATACTATCAAGATAATACTTCCCGTCCATCTTTCCGTACCCCTGAATGTTCACGCACTGTGTTGCGTGGATATTCAAGTCGCCCATCGTCTTGAACGACACGGTGGTATTGGAATGATTCTTCATTGCAATAGCTGCTTCGAGCTGTCGTTTCGCGTCGGCCTCGCTGGACGCATACTGGTTTAGTTTCAACATCCTGTCACCGCTACCGACGGTGACATTGATATTGACTTTCTTCCGCTGGTTGGTGTATGTGAACACGCCGCCTGTGTATGTTCCGGCCAATGTTGTGTTCCAGGAAAAGGAACCCGGTACAATGTCCGCCGGGGTGAATGTCCTTACGGCATCCTTTTGTTTGTATTTCTCGCGGTCGAAAATCCAAATCTTCCCCATGTACACTTTCAGGATCAGGCCGTAGGTTTCGCACAGGCTCTTGAGGAAAGCACTGTCGTTGTCGTCCTGTTCCTTGATGGCAATGTCCACATCTTCGGCATCCATCGAGCATTGCAGGCTGTTGCGCTCCGCAATGGTCGAGGCAATGCGCTGGATGGATGTGTTCTTCCAGACCTGTTCTCGGTTTCTCTCGTGGAAGCCCGTATCGCTTGGCCGCGCCACCGCGCCGATTGTCAGCACGTCCGGGCAGCCTGTGAAGCCCAGGTCATCCACCACCAAAACGCCGCAGTCCAGTTCTGCACTGTCGCCCTGCACGATCCAGTTTTTCGTGCAGAGCTTCGGATGCAGCTTTGCGGCAATGTCCGGCATCCACCCATTTTTCCATTTCACGTTGCTGGCGTTCACCTTGATGGAAAGGCTATCAGAAGAATCCGATCCGCTGTCCGTAAAAGTGAAACTCTCTACATCGTTCTTAATGTCAGCGGTCATATCGTTGTCGTTGTATTCGACTGACAGGAACGCTTGGCGTGGTAAGAACACGTCGATCACCTCACTTCTTCCAAGGCGGCAGGTTTTCAACCTCCGTCTTTACCGTGACTTTCGGGGTGACAAGCTGCACCCCGGAATCAAACTGGTAAACGTCGTTGTACTCTCTGTTGGCGGCCATCAGCACGTCCGCCCGCATTTCGTCGTCATAGACGGTCTTTGCGATCCCGTCCCATGTGTCGCCGCTTTTGGTAACGTACATAGAACCGCCTCCTTATGCGTACTTCGTGCGCTGTTCTCTGCGCTGCTCTTCCTTGATTTCCTGCTTAATCTCGGCCTTGAACTTCTCGAACTGTTCACGCATGATCTGCTCGATCTCTGCGCGGTCAGCCTTTCCGTAGGCTGTGATCTGCGGGGAGAATACAAACTGCATCCCGTCGCCGTCGCCCCCGCCGGAGGTTCTGGAACTTCTGTATGCAGCCTGCGGAATCTCGCTCAGCTCTGTTGTGCCTGCATCACGCGGCGGCAGGACGTAAAGGGGTACTCCCGTGTCTGTTAGAACACCGTTTCCCCAGCTCGAAAGCACCGTCCCGCCGTTGTAGGTTTTCGCCGCTTCGGTCAGGAGCGACGTTGCCTCGTTGTCGCCAAGGTACTTTTTCAGCACGATGGGGGCCACGTCTGCGGCAATACTGGTAGCGGCCAAGGCCAAGGAGCCGTCGCCCGCCATAGAGTTATTCGTCACGCTCCACAGCAGCGAGGCCGCGTCGCCCGCCGTGCGGATTCCGTTGGAGCGCAGGGCATATTCGCCATACGCCTTGCCAAAGTCGATCAGGTTGTCCAGCTTCTCGCGGCTACCGTCGGTAAACCCGCCGTTGGCAAAGTAGGACACGTTCTGCGGCCCGATGGCACGGGTCGCATCCTCCCCGGTCACGCCCAGCATCCGGCCAGCCCGTACCCAGTGATTCACGTTTTCATCGTGAACGCTGCGCTTGAAGCTGATAACCGCCTCCGTCCCGGCCTCACCTGCGATACTGACACCGTGGGTGAAGCCGCCGTTGGCAAATGCAGGAGCCGGAACTTCTGCAAGGCTAAAGCCCCACTCCTTGCCCGCGATGCCCTCCGGCAGAGAAATACCGAGGATTTTTGTAGGCATCTTGATGTGGATTTTGTTCAGCGCGCGGATGATGGTATTTACCACGGAAACGCCGATGGAGGCAATGCCCTTTATCAGCCCGATGATTCCCTGAATAACAGGCTCAATTACAGGCAGGAGACCGTGAATCACATCCACGATTACCTTAATTGCGTTTACCAGCGTCGTTCCCACCAGGTCGATAATCGTACTAATCAGCGGGGCCACCGCCGGGAACAGGTCATTCACCACAAAACTCATCACATCCGCCAGCAGGGGCTTAATGTGATTTACACCCAGGTCTACAACCTGGCTTACCAGCCCTGTCACAGACTGGATAATGGGAATGGCCGCCCCGAACGCTTGGCCGAGGTCTACGCCAAACATACTTTTCCCGCTCAGCTTCTCCTGAATGTTCAGCAGGTTGTCCAGCGAGAAAGCATTTTTAATTCCGTCACCGATTTTCTTGACATCTGCAAAGAATGTATTGAAAATCGTCAACCCGGTCGGGCCAAAAACTTTCAATACGATCTGCTGAATATCCGCGAAATGGTCTCCCAGCAGGGACACCACCGCAATGATGCTTCCGATTCCGGCAATTACCGGGCCGAATGTTCCGAGCAAGCCCATAAACGCGCCACCCAGTTTCCCGGCCACCGGGCCGAGAACCGTTTGCCCCACATTGAGTCCTGCTCCAAGGAACTGCGTCACGTCCTTTACGCCCTGCACAGCACCGCCGCCGATTTTAACCGCCGTCTGTCCAACTTTGGAAGATGCAATATTTCCGGCGAGCGTCTTTGCTCCGTAAAGCGTGTTGCCCGCAAAATTCTTTACGCCGCCGACCGCGCCTTTTCCGAGGCCGACCGCCTTTTGGCCGATGCTTGTAATGAAGTTGCCCAGCGGGCTGTTCATTGCATTCTGCATTGGGCCGCCAAAGATTCCCGCGAGGCTGCTTGCAATTCCGCCGACTCCGTTCTTCGCCGTCTGTCCAAGCCATTTCCCGACTCCGATAGTTTGCTGAACCAAGTTCGTTCCGTGCAAGCCCTTTACCGAGTTCGCCACGCTCGTTCCGTATTGGCCCAAAGAACTTCCCTTGAGCATCCCGAAGAGACCGCCGGAACTTTTGGCGGCTGTGATCTGATCTGCTGTTTTCAGAACATTCTTCCACAGCGTTTCCGGCTTGCTCGTTTTGCTCGTCAGTTGCTTTTTGTTTTTCAGACCGAAGATTGTACCGATAATCGTGTTCTCTGCATTTTGCAGAAAACCGCCGATACCGCTGGATGTAACAGGGCTGCCGTTTGCCTGAGTCATGCTGCTGTTTGCCAGACCTGCGCCCAGCTTTGCGGCATTCCACATATCCACGGTGTTTCCTGCGGCGGCGGCTCCTTTTCCGAAGATGCTGTCTTTTGCAACGCTCAACGGGCCAGTGCCTTTTCCGCCGCCAAAAATCCTTGTTGCGCCATTCACCACTTGGAGAATCTGCGGGGCGACGGACATTGCGGCGAACGTCGCGGCGGTTCCTCCGATTGCCTTTGTAACCGTCGCGCTGTTGTCGTAGCTACCGTTCTCGCTCTTTACGTTGATGAACTCAAAGAATTTCTTCACGATCTGCCAGAGCGATTCCAGCGCGCCGCCCAGGGCAGAAATTCCGTTTTGAGCAAGCTGTGCAAGCTGGCCTGTTACGCCAGCAATCAGTGGAGCGTTTGCCTCGACTTCTTTTGCAAACCCAACAAACCAGTCTGCGCCCTGTTTTACCACAGGGAGGAACGCTTCACCGAACGACTCCCGCAGATTGCGCCACGCATTATGTGCAAGCTGGATGGAGTTCTCTGCCGTATCGCTACGAGTCAGATACTCGTTTTCCATGCTACCTTGCCAAACGTATTGTCCGTTCTCGTCCTTTGTTTTGATCCAATCAAGATTTTGTTCCAGCATCGGAATGTTCTGTGCTATTTTCGTTGCGGACTCAACAGTACGTTTTCCGAAATACTGTCCCATCAAACTGATTTGCTGTTCCTGCGGAAGAACTTTAATGCGGGAGAAAAAGTCCTCGATTGCTTCAATGGAGTTATCCTGCATACTCTTTGCAAATTCCACAGGGTCTAGGCCCAGCTTTGCCATAACGCCCGCTTCGCTCTTCGTGGCTGCGCTGCCCGCCGTCCACTTCAAGAACATATTGCGCAGGCTGGTTGCGGCGGAGTCGTCGTCAACGCCCGTCGCCACCAGAACGTCTGCCATTGCGGCAACGGAGCTGGTATTAACACCAGCCATTCCGCCCAGACTTCCAACGCGGGTTACAATTCCCGCCAGATCGGCGGCGGGGGCATTCGTGTTGTTTGACAGGTAGTTTAACTGATCTGCCAAATTCACGATTTCATTTTCCGCCAAGTTGAATGCCTGCTTCCACGTCGCCATCCATTCGCCGGACTGCTTTGCGTCGGAGTCAAAGGCAATCGCCATCTTTGCGGCATCCGCTGTGTAGTTGAGGATTTCCGGGGTAGAGGTAACGCCGCTCTGACCAAACGCAGCAGCAATAGCACCAGCGTCCTCAAACTCCATAGGAATCAGGGTTGTCATATCTTTTAACCCGGATTTCATTTCGTCGTAATGCACAGTGAAATTGCCGTTGTCGTCTTTCAGTTCATCGACCACCTTTGCCACTTCTGCCATCGTGCTTTCGTACTTCATGGCATCTTTTGTGGCATCTGCAAAGAACTTCGTCGTGCCAACTGCAAGCCCGGTCATTGCACCGAGTCCAATTTTTCCGACATTGCTTATCGTCTTTGCCAGCTGGCCGATCTGGCCGTTTGCGCTTTTTACGGCCTGCGCCAACGAGTTGTCAACTCGTCCGCCAATCAGGATAGAAAGTTCTAGTTCCTGATTTTTCGCCATTCCTCCGCCACCTCCTCGTTAATCTCCACCATTTCACGCACAGGGAGGTTGAGGTAAAAGTCTGCCCCCGTGTGCGTGACGGAGGCCAAACCTACCGCCGCCTTTCTGATTTCTTTGTAACCGCCTTTTACTCGAAAAAATCCTTATCGTTCACCGCATTTTTCAGGGGCATAGCCTCGCACAGAGGCAGACCCAGGAAGAACTTCACGTCCTTGCCAGTCGCCATGCTTGCCATCAAGCAGCAGTAGTAGTAGTTACTGGTGCGCTCGATGGCACGAATGTCCTCTTCCTCCATGCGGTTCTCTGCCTGCCGGATGTTCATGCCCGTAAGGCTGCCCACGCCGGAGAGGTCAACTTCGGTGTGGGTTTCGCCCTTGTAGAGATAGGGCTTGTGCAGGTGCAGAATGTGGGGGCGGGTGTCGCTCTCGTCTTTCTGTGCAGGGACGGTAATTGCGCCCTGCACCATCTGGCGCACCTTTTTGCTTGCGCCGATGGGCAGGAGTTTGAAAAACTCAATGGGCAGGTCGGTTGCCTTGGCTGCCAGCTCGTCGGTGTAGGCGGTGGAGGTTTCGGGCATCACCATTGCGGCCAGTTCGCCGTCGCCCGTCAGCTTCTTCACGGTCAGCACCGCATCCTCGATCGTCAGCTTGTCCAGGCCGGACAGGTTGATTTCGGAATATTCCTCGTCGTCGAACTTGTACGGCTTTGCCAGCTTCACCAGCTTATCGTTGGTCTGCTCTGCGGCGGGATTATCGAGATCGACAAGCTCAACGGCATTTATCGCTCGGTAACTTCCTGCTCAACTGCGGTAGAAACATTCTTTTCCATGATGTTTTTCCTTTCTCTGCATACAAAAAATTGACCGCCCCGATTCTTTTCCGGGACGGTCATGCCGTTTGCTTTTTAGATCAGCGCGCTCACATCCGCCAGCATATCCTCGCCGTTGACGCGATAAATGCCGTTGAGCTTGTCGATCTCGATAATCTGCTGACCGTCGTTCTCGATCATCAGGTAGGTGAGTTCCAGCTTCACCTTTGCGTCCATGCCCTCACCGGGCTTGATCTTACCGGGGGTGAACTCCTTGACGCGGCCCACCTCAACGATGCGCAGACCCTTGTAGGCATAACCGAGGTTCTTGTCCACGGCCTGCTGGGCGGCGCGAATGGTAAGGTTTACCTGCCGCTTCGGGGACAGCATATCCACGAAAGAAGAGTAGATCAGGTTGAACGTGATCTCCTGTTCGATGGATTCAAACTGGCCGATGTTCGGGGCGGAAATCTTGCCGAGGATGCCAGTGCCGGAAACGTCGATAGTTTCCGAGGTGATGGTCGGCATAGAAATCTCGCTGGTAACGCCGATTGCCTTATTGCCGTTGATGTAGGTGTTATAGGAGTTGACGACCTCCGGGGTCAGGTTAGTGTCGAGTGCCATAGTCTTTTACCTCCTTGCGCTGCTTACTGGGACAGGGCGGTGGACAGCGCATCCGGGTCAAACTCGACCAGTTCCTCGATGTCCTCCGCAGGGCCAAACGGGGTCATGTACTTGTGGAAAGTAATGCAGCCGTTCAGCAGGTTGGTGGTCGGGTTCTCCGACTCAAGGTATTTCAGCTCATAGCGGGCGCAGATGCCGCGGGAGACAAAGCTGTTGCCGCGGACGTTCTCGCTGTCCACCAGGGCCTCGATCAGACGCTTATTTGCGGGGCTGTCCACTTTCTGAAAGTACGTCTGAATGAACGTGTTGTCGTCCCAGCAGAAGAAGCGGCGGACGCTAAACCATCTGTCCTTGGGGTCGGTGTTGCCGGGGTAGCAAGCAGTGTTGTTGCCCCACAGGCGGAAGCCGTTGATGTTCAGCCAGGTTGCCACGCCAAAGCTGTTCACGACGTTTGCCTGCTCCTGATCGAGCAGCACTTCCGTGCCGTCTTTCAGGCAGGCGGCGGAGATCGGGACGGTCTTGTTGGACGGGCTGACATTCGGGATGTCGCCGTTATCCGCATCGGTCGCCACGGTCACAGCGGCGGCCATTGCAGAGCCAGCGTAGAGAACGTCGCCCACCTTGGCGTACAGCCACACGGCGTAGCAATTTGCGCTGGTGACGGCCTGCTTTTCTTTCTGCTGCTTCACATCGTCGTACTTGGTCGCGCCATTGGTGGAACTGTCGATGTCCACGATGCAGACGCAGTTAAACACGCCGTTGATACGGGTGGTCTTTGCCTGCAAGCCAGCAGACACGATGGCGTTCTCCGACCAGCCGGGAGCGATCAGAATGCCCGGAACCATATTCAGCTTCGGGAAGATCATGCGGATGCACTCCATGCCGGACTCAACGCCAGCGGCGGAAACTGCGCCCACAATGTCCGCCGGGGTGACTGCGGACGGATCGATCTGAACACCGCTCACGGTCAGGCTGGTTGCAGACTTGCCCGCGCCGCCGGGGATAACAACGATATTGACGTAGCCGTTATCGTCAAACGCCGCAGTGTAGTCAGTGCCAGCGGTCAGCGTTGCGGATGCCGCCTTGACGACCAGCTTGTCCAGCAGCACACCTTCCTCTTCCAGAACAGCAACTCCGCTGTTGATCTGCACGGTCTTTTCGGCCAGGTTCTTCTTGTGCTTGTTGGGATCAAGCACGTTGATAAGAACCATCGGTGCGACTTTTACGACCTTAAAACTTGCGCCCATGCTCTGGCAGAGGGTGTAGTTTTCGTAGTCGTCACTGTAACCAACTGCCGCAGTTGCGCCATCCAGCGTGTTTGCCAGCATGGGAACATTGGTGCAGTGGTAGGGGTCACTTGCCCGGTTGACAGGTGCAGTGCCGATTACGACCTGCAATCCTGCCGTGGCAACGACCGGGGCAACCAGGCTGGTTGCCTGCTCATTGGTATATACGCCATGCTTATATGCCATGATCTTTTACCTCCTTACTCAATGGCCGCTTTCACGGCGGCAAAAAGAATACCCGCTGCGCTCTTGGGATTTTCCAGAGCTTTGCGGGTATCACTGAACTGTTCGATGGGAACCAACAGGCCCTTTGCCATCGGAACCGTTTCAAGGAAGCGGTTCATCATATCCGGCAGCATATCGCCGTCGGCGTACACCGTGTACTGTTTCACGGTGTTCTTCACGGTCGGGCCGCAGTAAACGACAGGGCCAGTTGCCTTAACCTCTGCGGCGTTCTCTGCCTGCTCGGCCTGTTTTGCTTTTGCAGTGCTCATGTGAGTGCCTCCACTTCCGGGTTGTTTTCTCTGCTCATGCTTGGGCCTGTAATGTCCATCTGAACAGTAGAGAAATAATACGGTTTTGTATCGTCCTGCTGAATTACGCAGGTAATCGGCATTAAGACGTTGAAGTAATCTCCAAAGACGTTGTACACTTTGAAATGCTGACTAATATCCTGCATGATGTTGTACAAATCCAGAAGAGCCGGTGCCTTTTTTAGTTTCTCGATCTCTTCCTTGCTTCGCGCAGGGGTTTGGTATGTACAGATAACCATGCTCATGTCAATCATTTCCGGCTCTTCTATGTCGGTGCTCCACCCGGCTGCTTTCACAAGCACGAATGGAGCAGCGGCGGCCAGCGTGTCCACATCCTCGTCGTTACCGTTATCGTCCGGGAGCTCGAACTCAAAAAATTTCAGCTGCTTGTTCCCGCCCTGGCCGCTGAATGTTTTCCCTTCAAAGAGTTTTTCTAACTCCTTGCGCAGAACTTTTACCGCATCAATGGGGGTGTAGTTCGTCGGTTTGCTCACTTCTTCTTACCTCCTGCCTGCATCAAGATTTTTTCAACCTCGTGCCGCAAGCGATCCTGCAAGATGATCTCGCTTTCCGGCTCTACTTCTTCCCGCCACACGGTACTGTGCATGGAACTTGCAGACGGCGCAGACATGGTGTAAAGATATTCGATAATCCCGTTTTTGCTCTTCCACCGTGTCTGCTTCGGATTCTTTGCGGGCTTACCGATAATTCTTTGCACCATGCCAACGTGTCCGCTCTCGAACCGCACCAAGAAGCCCTTGCTTCCCGGCCCGATAAGTGTTTGTCCGCCTGTCAGGTTATCCATTGGCGATTTTTTCAAAACCTTGCCTGTATGAAATTCAGGCGAGTGTACCCAGTTTCCGCCCATGTGTGGTTCGGTTGGGTTTGTCTTGAAATCCGCCAGATCGTTTCTTCGACTTTTGATGAAAATTTCTGCGGTCGGATTCTGTATCGTTGCGCGGTTTCGGAGTTTCAGTTGGTTTAGGTGGCGGCGGCCCGCCGTGCTTACGGCGTATCGGAGTTTCGCTTGCCGGATCATCATGTTTTTTGCGCGGGTCGCCGTTTGGTTCACCGCGTTTTTCATGGCTCTAGGAGCCTTGTCCTTTGCGTCGCCCAGTGCCTTTTCTACTTCGTAGATGTTCGGCACAGATACGTCATAGATTGCCTTCGCCATTACTGCCGCACCCTCTCAAGTTCCACCAGGTACAACCCGTGCTCCGTCTGGCAACTTCTGATCGTGTAGCAGATTCCGTCGTACTCCATCAGCTTTCCAACCTTTGGGGCCGCGCCGTAATCTTCCTTGCGAATGAAGAACTGCTTTGTGGACAGGTAAAGTCCCTGGTCAAAGTTCTGCTTTGCTCCTGCTTCCCAGTGCGCCTTACGTTCCTTGAGGGTCATTTCATACGGCACAACGTCAAACGGCTTCCCGTCGATTTTGTGCTGCTCCACAAACTCCTGAAAGAACACAGAGTCAATGTCCGCAAGGGCTTCTTCCAGAAAATCCGTCATGCGCTCCACCGCCTTTCTTTACGCGGTGGCCGCTTTGCTCTTTCTGGTGCGCTTTGCCGCCGGGGCGTTTTTCTGCGGCTCGATCTCCGGCTGTGCTTCCGGCTGACAGACCGCAACGCCCAGAGCGGCCAGACGGTCAGCTTCATCATCCGGCAGGCAAACAAATTCCCCCGCCCGAATCAACCGGGTGGGGGAGCCTGCCTTTTCACGGTAGCCGTAGCCGCCGGACGTGATCTGAACAGTTTTCATGCCGTTGCTCCTTTCTCACTTACTGCACAACATCTGCTGCGTAGATGTAGGGGCAGTAGCTCTTGGGTGCGGCCAGCGGGCGGCAGCCCAGACGGAGTTTGCGGCTGTCCTCGGCCTGATCCACGACCAGCTTTGCCACGCGCTTTGCGGCATAGGTGGTGTAGTCGATCTGGCCGTAGTCCATCTGGGTGATGGAGCCGTACATAATGTGGCCGCAGTCGGGAGCAGTAACCATAGCTGCGGTCTTGGGGAAGAAGCTGGCGACCTTGCCGTTCTCGTCCTCGTAGGTTTCGTCCACAGAGAACACGTTCAGCATGAAGCCGCCGAAGTTCAGAACGCCCATGAACACCACGCCGTCGTACTGGGTGAGCTGCTGGCGAATCTCGCCAACGATAATACCGCTGTTCTTGTCGAGAAGCTGGCGGGTCTTTTCGTCGGCCAGGATATAGTCGGCAGCATCAGTGCCCAGAATCAGGTCTTTTGCAGGCAGACCGCGGTAAGAGAGCATCCGGCACATAGCCTTGATGTCTGCCCAGAAATCACCGCCAGTTTCGTTCCACTTCTTTGCGACAGTGTAGGTATGGTCGCTCTTGTTGTCGTAGAAGCGCACGATCTTCTTGTCACCCTTGGTCTTGCCGTCGATCATTTCCTGCATAGTGCAGCCGTTGGAGATCATGGTCTGTGCAGCCATCCATTCCTCGGTGCCTGCAATGCGGTTTTCCATGTCGTTCATATCATCTGCCAGCAGACGAGCGGCGCGCTGTGCTTCGTCCATGCCCGGATACAGAGCCTCACCAAAGCCGCGCTTCTTCAGCTCGTCCATAGTCAGCACGCGGGACGGCGCAATGTACGCAGGCTGGTAGGAGTGAACCTCATAGCCGCGGCGCGCAATGGGAATGTCATGTACGTCGGGGGCAACGAAAGCGGCCAGCTTACGGTCGCCCTTGCGGTACTCGGTCAGCACCTCGTCGGCCTTGAAAATATCGCCTGCCCCGGTGGGGAAATAGCGGTCTTTGAAGAAGCCACGCTTCGGCACGATCTCTTCCGTGATGGCCTGAAGAATGACGTTATCAAAGAAGTTCAGCAGAATTGCCATAGTAAACGTCCTCCTGTTACATTTCGATGATGGGCAGGAGCGCAATGTCGCGCATACGCAGAGCGTCCTTGTCCGCCTCGGTCATGGTGTAGCTGTCCTTTACGGTCAGCTTTTCCGGGTTGAAGCATCCTGCCAGGTAGACCACGACAGTTTCATCGTCGGTAGTACCCACAGTCACGTCCTGCACCAGAATGCAGTCCGCGCTCAGCGTATCGCCAGAAGTAGCAGTGCTGCCCAGGATGTACAGCTTGCCGTCCTTTGCGCTCTTGGCAAACACAGTGCCGCGAACATAGGTCGTCTCTGCCGCACCTTTGGCGATCACGCCGGGGCCGACGCGCTTCTTCGGGTTGAGACCAACGATCAGGCCGTCGTACTCAACCTCGCCCATCTTCTCGTTCAGCATCTTTTCAGCCATAACTTAGCCCTCCTTCTTGGGGTGCAGCAGGTTCTTCACCATTGCCCGCTTCTCGGCATCGGTCTGGTTCTGGTTCTTAGTGCCAGTACCAGCCACGCCGTCGGGGGCTGCGCCGCCAACGCTGTTTGCGCCGCTGGTGTTTGCATCATCTGCGGTATCTTCCAGCAGCTTGCGGTGATTCTTCTTTGCGTCAACCGCCGCACGGTACGCAAGCTGCTCCGCAGAGCAGGCGTTCTCGCCGTACTTTGCCTCCGCCACCATGTTTGCCGGAATCGTTTCTGCGATCTCGTCAATGGCAGCAAGTCGTTCACGCTCGGCTTTCTGTGCGGCTGCGCGCTCACTGTCCACGATCTCTTTCACGAGGTCGGGGCAGCCATTGCGCAGTTCGTCCACGTTCTTGAACTCCATGTCGTTCCCTCCGTTGTTTTCTCCCGACGGTTCCGCCGGGTCGTTGTTATTTACAAAACCGTCGTCGTTGTCAGGTACGACCACGGCGCGGTTTCGCACAAATTCAGGTGCGCTATCAAAAGTGCCTGGGACGGCCACGCTGTTTACGAACAGCACGCCGTTCCTGTTTTCGATTTTGGCGGTCTGGTTTCCCTCCACGATCTCGTCAATGAAACCGTTTTCCTTGGCCTGCTCCGCAGTCCACCACGTCGTCTTGTCCATCCATGCGGCCAGTTCTTCATTGCTTTTCCCGGTCTTTTTCTCGTACTGTCCGAGAATCGTAGAGCGCATAACCGTAATGGAATCAATGAGTTGCTGCAATTCCTCCACGCCCATGAAGTTATCGCTCTTGGCTTTCACAGGATGAATCATGTAGCTGCTGTCCGGCGTGGCCTTGACGACCTTGCAATGACAGGCAATGATCGTTGCCGCACTTGCGCACAAGCCCTCTATCTGTGCCGTCACCGTGCCAGTGCGGCTTTCGAGCTGGCCACCAATTGACTGCGCAGCCCATACGTCGCCGCCGCCGGAACAGATACGGACGGTCAGATCATCTTCCGCCGGGATTGCGGCAAGGTCTGCGGCAAATTTCTGTGGGGTGATCTCGTCGCCCCACCAGCTTGTCCGGCTAATGTCTCCGTACAGCACCAGTTCCGCATGGCCTCCCGTTTCCGCCGAATTGCGAATCTGCCAGAACTTTTCACCTGTTTTCACTGGAACCGCCGACGGCCCGTTGAGCAGCAGGGTTTTGTGTTTGCGTTCCTGCAATGTCGTCTACCTCCTTTTTCATTGCGGCTTCGCCTTTGCGTAACCTCATGTTGGCCGCATAGCTACCGCCCGTCATTTGCGCCGTTTCCTGTTCAGCTGTGCTAAACCCGCAGTCAACGCGCATCTTCGCCGCCTCGACTTCATCCTTGGGGTTCAGGTTCGTTCTGGCAGGGCCGTTCCATGCGCACTGCATATAAGCTGCGGCAATGGCCGGGTTTTCCAAGAATCCGGGTGCTTTTATTCGCCCACGCTGTACTGCCTCACAAAACCACGCCTCATAAATTGGTCGGCAGAAGTTATCTGCAAACCAGTCACGGTGCATTCCGCAAGTGCGCCAGTATTCGTTGAGCGCGCCGCGGGCGGCGGAGTAGCTGGTCGAGAACTGCTTGTACAATACTTCGCTCGGAATTTCCAGGGCGGCGGCCATCTGTTTAACAATGGCGTTCATAAAAGCCTCAAAGCCCGTCGCTGGGTGCTTCGGGTCTGCGAACTCCACTTTTTCGCCAGGGTTAAGGTCGATGAACGCGCCCGGAGCCAGTTCCACGCTGGTTTTGTCCGGCGTATCCACTTGCACTTCCTGCGGCAGCATTTCGCCCAGCGGAATTTCGCTGGACTGATCCTCTTTGGTGATAAACACTGTGAACATAGCGGAGATCACCGCTGCGGTCAGTTCTGCGTCTGTGAACCGTCCGAGTTGCTTTAGGCTTTCCAGCACCGGGGCAAGCAACGGAACGCCGCGCAGTTGCCCCGCCCGCTCCCGCTGCAACAGGAGTAGGACGTTTTGCCGCCCGGTCTTTTTTCCGTATGCCTCAACCCTCGTCCAGTGATCCGCCGTCAGCGTCGCAGTCGTGGCAGAGGCCAGCGGGTGACGGTCGCAAATCCAGTAGGCCACCACCATTCCGTCTGCATCCGTTTCCACGCCCTGAGTAATCCTCTGGACAAGTCGCCCGTCGATTTCTCGCGGGGAGTCAATGTCCGTGAATGCAGGCGAACACAGACGGTCAGCTTCCACAATCCGCACCCGCAGATCATACGGAACATTGGGTGTCCGTTTGTTTTGGAGCACCGCCAGTGCGTCGCCGTTCATAAGAAATCCTGTAAACGCCAACTGCTGCAACATATAGAAGTTGTCGATTCTGTCAGCGTCACAGGTCGGTTTGTCCGCCCACAAAGAAAATTCGCGCATAATCTGCGCGTTTACTTTCTGCGCTTCCTCGTCGGAAATGCCCAGGAACTCGTTATCAATCTGCGGTGTCGGCGTAAGCCCACCGCAAATTACGTTGGTTCGCATCGTTTTGATGGCTCCCGTTGCAAGTGGGACGCCCATGTAAGCGTCGCGGCTCCTTTCCCGCAGGACTCGGAGATTATCTTCGATGTCCCTTTTCGAGTCGCCGCCGTGCCACATCCAACCCCGCATGGACTTCTTGTGCAGGTTTGCGCCGTAGTTGCCGTAGCCAGAGTTGAGCGTCTGGATTGCCATGCGCGCCGCTGCTGTCTTGACTGCCCGTTCCGGGGAAAGGGTGGCAAGCAGGTGATCCATAAATCCCATCGGCTACTCCCTCCCTTTACAGGTCGCGGGGAACAAAATGGTACATCCTGTTGCGCCCCGCCTTTTTTCTCGAAAGTTCTTCAACTTTGTTCGACCAATACTCAATGCGTTTCCCGATTTGGGTTACATCGGCGTAGGTCAGCATTCGGTTTCCAATCTGGTAGCTCTGACCGTGCGTAACCTTGCGTTCCGCTTCCAGCCATGCGTCAAGCTGCGATTGTGCAGTTTCCAGTGTGATTCCCGCCATTGGTTAGATACCTCCCGAAATTTGGCGACGACCACGCCCACGGTTTGCCGCCGGGGCAGGTGTCGTCACGTCCGGGGCCTGCTTTTTCAGCACAGGCCGTGTAATGGAAAGAGCCGCCAGTGCGTAATTGCGCAAGTCTAGCGGCTCATTTCTCTTGTGTTCTTTGTCTTTGATTTCCCAATACTCTTTGAGGTGTCCCTTGACGAAGCGTACAACTTTCTTTTCGGCTGTCAGGCCCTTAAAGTAGTTTTCGTCGTAGCCAGCCTCCGGGTTGCTTGGGAAGTGGCAGTAATTCGGGCCAGGCGTTTTCACTTCCAGCCTTTGATAGATAGAGGTTTTGCCCGCATCTACACCGATGATAAACAGGTTCGTTTTCACACGATTGTTCTTCGATGGGTTGCGGATGTACGGAACTCCCGCGCCACCCATGCCCTTGATGGCAAAGATACGGCGATTCAGCCTGTCTTTCGCAAAGCGGTAAACCTCGTCCGTGTGATGGCCGCCAGAGTCGATGCAGGTAGCCAGCAATGTGTACTCTGTTCCATCCGCCTTGCGCCAGGAACGGAGAAGAAAGTCGTCCAAGTCCTGCCACACCTGATCCGACAGCATATCGCCAAAGATTTTCTGGTAGCGGATGCCCCAGCATTCCGCGCCCTCGCCCCAGCCGACCACTTCCACCTCGAAACGATCATCCTGAACGTCAACGCCAGCGGTGAGGAACAGCACATCGTCCGGCACTTCCGCCGGGTAGATTTCGCGGCGGTTGTACAGCTCGGTGTCCTCCAACTGGATTCCGCGTTCTTCCCAAGTCTGCCCAAGTTCAGTGTTTACCCAGACTTTCATTTCCTCCGGGTTTCCGTGGTCGAGAGCTTCTTTTGCTTCCAAGAACTTCCGCACCACTTCGTCCCATCCGACAAACGTAGAGGCAAGGGTGTTGAGGTGGAATCCTCTTGTCGCTGCGCCCGGATTGGCTGCAACGTATTTCCCTTTGATTTCCTGTGCTTTCCAGCGGTATTCATTTGCCACGCACCCGCATTCACAGCACACATAGTCAATGCCCTTGTCCAGATCGTCCGGGTCGAACTTCACGTTCTCCCAGACGAGCGGCTGGTATGCGCCGCACTCCGGGCAAGGGATGTTCCACTCTTCTTGCGTGGAGAGGTTGAACGCATCCTCAATTCGGCTGTCCCCCTTGATGGTCGGCGTGGAAACCATGACGGTTTTGCAGTCCCAGAAAGTCGTTTGGCGTTTCTTCGCCAGATTCAGAGGGTCGCCCTCTGTTCCTGCACTTTTGGGATAGCGGTCTATCTCGTCAGCCAGCAGAACTTTGATAGGACGGCTGGCAAGGCTCGACGGGGAGTTTGCTCCAACGATGGTTATGTGGCCGCCGATGAAGTTCTTCTTCATCACGGTGTTTCCGGCGAATCTGCTTTTGACATCAACCAGCCCTTTGAGGCGTGGCGTGTCCCGAAGCATCGGGGAAATTCTATCTTTGGAAAGCGTCTGGCCCATATCGAGGGTAGGCTGCATACACATGATTGGGGCCGGGGCGTAGTCCATGTAGTAGGCCAGCACGTTCAAAATGAACGCATCGGTTTTCCCGATCTGTGCCGCCGACATTACCACTACTTCCCGGACGTGCGGATCACCGATGGCATCCATAATGGCCCGCTGGTACGGAGCCTTATCCGTGTGCCATCTGCCCGGTTCCGCGCTGGACTCGGAGGACAGCACCCGGTACTTGTCCGCCCACTGGCTGATTGTCAGCGGCGGTGGCGGTTTCAGCTTTTGCAGAACGACCGCAAACAGCTTAACCGTCTGCGGCTCCATCTTTACGATGATGTTCTTTTTCTTCGGCACTTTGTTCACCCCGCCTTACGCACTCCTGGAACATACAGATAATGAGCTTCTGGTGGAGTCTTTTACCCCACGGGCAATGCCTGCACTTGCGCCACGGTTTGCCCGGTTTAGGTTCCGTCGTCTGCATCTTCATCTTCCTTTGGCGATTCCAACGCCGTTTCGTAATGCGAAAACTCGTCCAGAATTTCATAGAACGTGTCCCGCAACACATCCTGTATCTCGTCCTCGTTGCCGCCCAGCTTCGCAATACTGGGAGCAAGTTTGTTCGGAAGAGCCATCATACGGGAACGCAGGTTCATTAACATGGTGCTCAAGCCCAGCATGATGTCCTGTTTCCTGTACAGTTCGCCGCTCTTGACTTTGTTTTCCTGTTCCGCTGCAATGCGCTTTTCGCGCGTCAGCTTTGCCCTCTCTTCGTTCAGGTCGGCTTTGCCGTCTGCGTTGCCCCGCAGGAAGTTGATATATCGCCGTACATTGGGCCACAGTTCATACAGGCCAGGGGCGGCTTCTATCAAAATGCCCTCTTCCCGGAGCTGCCGCACCCGGCGTTCCGAAAGGTCAAGGCAGTTCGCCATCACCTTTACCGTGTAAAGTTTCATCGGCATCCACCCCCTCGGCATCCGGGCCGTCCATGTCAGCCACCCCCGTTGCTCTGATCTTGGCAATATCCAGGCGTTGTACTTCAAGATCGTACCGTTTCTCGAACTCTTCACCCTGCCGCAGTTGGCCTATCAGCGTTGCGATTCTGCCAGATACTTTGTACAGTGCCTCTTGCAGTTTCTCCCGCCGGGTGAACGCGCTGTCCTTGTTGTACAGGCCCATCTTCTGCTCTGCGCCGTCGGTGCGCTTTCCGCCCTCGGACTTTCCGGGGCGGCGCATATCCGTCAGTGTCGCAATGTAAAGATCATCGTCTGCGCACTCCGAATATTTTTCGAGTGCGGCCAGAATCTTTTTCTGCCTATACCGCAGGACTCGCAACTCAAGCAGAGTGTTTTCTTTTGCCCCGGTCGGCAGATTGTCAAGCCATTCCTTTTCTTCATCGGACAACTTATCAAAAAAGACGGCACTATATGCGCCGTCTTTTTCTGCGTTCTTATTTTCCCGCGGCGCGCCGCCGTGGTTGCCCTTGGCATTTTTCTTTCCCTTGCTGTTTCTGTTTCCGGGCTGGCCGCCGCGCTTGCGCTCTAGTGACTCGTCCCATTGGTCAATACGCTTCCAGTTTCGCACCGTCCCATAGGGTACGCCCACCCGATCCGCAAACTCTTTGAGATTTATTTTTTCGCCCGCCCGCCGTCGTTTGATGTACTCGGCCTTGGCGGTGTCACGCTGGCTGTTCCGCGCTGGCATCCAACATCACCCGCACCTCGTTTCCAAAATCCGCGCAAAAGAAAAAGCCCCACGACTTGCGCCGTGGAGCTTTGCTTACTTATCACTGTACTAATTATATCAGAAAAAGTGCATCACAAAACATCATTTCAAAAATTTCTTCAAAAAATCCCCCCTTGCTTTTTCCAGACCCCCTTCGAGGAAGCCTAAAATCCCCTCATACCTAGAAAAATTTCGCGCTTTCGGACCCGCACCGCCGAAAAACGCCTCCGGCAGTACCTAAAGGGGGCCGGGGCGGCCCGTCGGCCTCATCGGGCAGGCCGCCGACGGTGGGCGGGGCCGGGCGGCGCGTCGTCGTCGAGGTGGGCAGCCCAGGGCGATGCCGGGGAAGAAAGGGGGTTGGGGGGGATAGATAGGGCAGTATATAGCCTCTTAGCCTTACCCCTACTGGCAAAGCTATATCCCGTTAGGTGGAGAATCTGACCCCTCCGGCGGCGGGCCATTGCAAGGCCGCGGCGGGCTGATCTGCTGGCCGTCGTGGTCATCATCGGGGCGGCGCAAGTGGTGCAGGGCGTAGGCAGCAGGCGGCGCGGTCTGCTGCTGTATGCGGCGGGGCAGATGGGGCGCAGGTGGTGCGGTCTGCTGGCGTGGTGATCTGGTGCAGGTGGTGCAGGGCGGCGGCATCATCGGGGCGGCGCGTGGTGCTGGTCTGCTGCTGGCCGTCGTGGTCATCATCGGGGCGGCGCAAGTGGTGCAGTGTGCGCAGGCGGCGCGGCATCATCTGGCAGGCCGCCCGCGTCGAGCGCGTCCAAGGCGAAAAGAAAAAGCCCAGGGCGGCGGCGCAGGTGGTGCGCGTGTCGCTCTGGGCTTGTGTTGTCGGTGCTGGTCTGCTGCTGATCCGGCAGGGCTGCGGCGGGGCCGTTTTTCCGTTTGCCGGAGGGGTCAGATTCTCCACTTTACCGGGTAGTGCTCTAGGTGTAGGGCTAGAACTTAGTGAGTTATAGCCTCCCCAGTAACCCCCTATAATCCCCCTTCTTCCCCACAGTTTTTGCCGTTCACGGATTCCGGGCCGGACGGATCGCCCACGGTGAGCGGCTGGCCCTCTGCCTGCATCCTGGCGCGCACGGCTTGCAAAATATACCCTTGCAAGCTCTGGCCGCTGGCGGCGGCGGCGGCGCGGATTGCTGCCCCGTCCGGCTTTAGAGGGCGCAGGCTTATATAATCACACTTTGCGTTGTATGCGTCGTTTGTACGGCGGCGGGCTGCTGATACTGGCATTTTTATTTTGCTCCTTTGCGCTTTATATCAAGATAATTATACATAATGGCCGCTCTGAACGCAACAGTGCAACTTGCACAACACACGCAACAGTGTTTTGTGCAAAAAGTAGATTACACGCAACAGTGCTTGACAAACCGCCCTGTTGCGTGCTAGAGTGTAGCCACGGCAAGCGACACGCAACAGTGCAACGCAAGCCGAATACAGCGAACAGGAGAAACGCACATGAACAAGCATTTTTTTGAACTCTCGCCCCGCACTCGCCGGATCATCTGGGCCGCCCTGCTGGCCCGCTGGCAGGCAAAGCAGGCATGAACCCCAGGCCGGACACCTTGACGGGCCGCACCGCAAAGCGGCCCGATCCCAGCCGCAAGGCACACAACACCCGCCGCCCAGGGTAAAGGGCAGAAAGAAAACGCATGAAAAAAATCATCAATGGCCGGATGTACAACACCGACACGGCAAAGCGGCTGTGCAGTGCAGACAATGGCGGCAGTTGCCGCGACTTCTCCCACTGGGAAGAAGAACTCTACCAGAAGAAAACGGGTGAGTTCTTCTTGTACGGTGAGGGCGGCCCCGCAAGTAAGTATTCTCGCTCCTGTGGGCAAAATGAGTGGTGCGGTGGTTGCGATATTACCCCGATGACCGAACAGCAGGCCCGCGAGTGGATGGAGCAGAACGCCACCGCAGATGAATACATCGAGGTTTTCGGAGAGCCGGAAGAGTAACACCCGGCGCGGATACTCTGCCAGGGTTGCACCGCACAAAGCAGCCCAGGCCCACCACCCCGGCAACAGCCGGGAGAAAGTCGAACATCAACCACAGCACAGGAGGTTTTACAATGCGCAAGCTGAAAAAGATCGTTACCGCCGCGGCTCTGGCCGCCGCAATGCTGGCAGGTGCACCCCGCACCGCTGCCGCCTGCCCCTACACCCCCGGCCCCCTGGGTCGCTACATTGTCCCCGCTCAAGTGTTGGGGATGTACGCCGACGGCGACGGCGTGCAAGTCTGGTGCACCGACCTGGGCGACGGCTGCGACTGGTTTTTTACCGTCGATGTAAAAACCGACCTGCGGATTTATGACCGCGTGCAACTCGTCGTTGAGGACAACGGCACCCCGGAAGATTTTTCCGATGACAGAGTGATTGACGCTCTGTTTTGCCACGACTGCGACGACGTGGACGACTAACCGCCGCCGGATGCTCTAGCAGGGTTGCACCGTAAAGCAGCCCCGCCCCATCTACCCGGCCCCGCCGGGATGAACCACAACTAAAACACAGGAGGTTTACACCATGACCAACGAAGAGATCATTTTGAAGAGCGTGCAAGCGCACTTGACCCCCGCCCAGCGGCACGAAATCGCCGCCGCGGCGTACACCCCGGAGCAGATCGCCCACGCCGTCGAGCATATCCCGGACGGTCTCGACGAGCTGGCCGCCTCTCAAGTCCACACTTTTGCATGGTGGAAAGACAACGGCAAGAGCGTGAAGAGGGGAGAAAAAGCCCTTTTCACCTGCCCGCTGTGGAAGTACACCGACAAGCCAAGCAATGCCCAGATCAAGGCGGCGGAGGCCGCAGGCAAAGAGGTGCAGCCCGCTGTCCATTACTACCCCACCACGTCGTATATGTTCAGCTGCTTACAGGTTGAAAGTAGCAAGCCCGCCCCCGCTGGCCGCTTTAAGAGCATCGACGAGATCAAGGCCTATAACAAGATGCTGGCAGAGCAGCGGCGCGCCGCGAGAGTATCCGCCGCCATCAAAACCGCCGCGGAGGCAATCGCCCAGGACGTTACAACAGAGGCACGGCAGGCAGCACAGCAGGCGGCCGCCCGCGTCGTCGTGGCCGTGGAAGAGCACCACGAGCTACCCGAACTCGTAGAGGCTCCCCAGCCTGCCGCCAAGAAGAGCAGCAAGCCCCGGAACCCCGACGCGATCCAGATCGTTCTCCACAACGACCCGAACAGCATCATGGAGATCATTCTTCCCCAGTTTTTCCCCTGCTCCGCTGCCAGACTCAACCAGCTTATGAAGTTGGTGCAGGCGGACGCGACCCACGCCGACGAAAACACCGCCGCCATCATCGACGCATTAAAGCGGATCGGCGCATTGTCGGACAGCAAGACCCGCGAGGCTTGCACAAAAAACCTTGCCGCCCTGGGCGCTTGCAAGGTCGAGAAGAACCCCGTGAAGATTCCCAGCAAGCCGGAACTTTTTGAAACCGTTTTGACTTACCGGGATCGCAGCCGCCACCGTCACACGGTCGAGGGGTTCCGCGTTGAGCGTTGCGGCTATACGTTCTTTGTCACCCGTGAGATCATCCCGCAGAGCATAGCCCAAAAGTGCAAGGCCCGCCGCTGGAATATCGTCGAGTCCCGCAGCGGTCGAGCCGTTGCAACTATGATGCACTCAAAAGCAGAGTGTGCCGACTGGCTTTGGAAAAAGTTCGACCCGGAAACACTCGCAAAGATCAACCTTGACGCAATGGAGCGCGAAAAGCTGGCCGCCCCGCTGGAAGCAATCGGAACGGCAGTATAAAGCGGACACCCCAGCAGGGCCGCACCGCACGAAAGCGGCCCCGCCCCAGCCCACACGGGCCACACGAAAACGAAAAGGAGCTGTTACAATGATTCCCGAAAAAATCCGCCAGCGCCAGCGCGCAGAACTCGCCGCCATTCACCGCCTAGAGGCCGCAGGCTACACGGTCGAGGGATGGAACCACACCACCAGCCTTTGTACCGTCGCCCGCCTGGACGGCTTGAACACGAACCACGACAAGAGCGAATTTTGGAGCTTTCCGACGTGGCAGGCTGCCGCCTCCGCTCTACTCGATTGATCCCAGCGCCGGACACCTTGACGGGCCGCACCGTAAAGCGACCCGACCCCAGCCGCAAGGCACAACACGAAACACAAATCAGGAGGTTTGAATTTATGTCTTGTATGATGCTTTCGCCCGCTCACATTGCCACCGTTGCGCATGGTCTGGCGTATCTGCTCAATCAATCCGAAATGTGCCAGCTTTCCGCCGCTGGTGAGCTGTACGACGCTCTGAGTGACTGCAAATACCCGCACGATTTTCTTTATGACGACCGCAAAATTTACCCCGTTCTGTATCGTCACAACGAATTAGCATACGAGGGCCGCTACAAAGTCGAGCCGGACGAAACCGACGAAGTGCCAGCCATGCCGGACAATGTTCCGCACCTGCTGCACCACCTGAGCTACAACGAGCATTATTTTCTCGATGCTGATTTCTTCAAATTCTTAAAGCTGCTTGACTGCTTTATTTACCAGTGCGAAGAGCAGGCCACAGCTGACACGAATTTGCAGAAAGCCCTTGTAAAGACTTCTATCCGCCTTTACGCATTCGCCGCCCATCAGAATGCAGAATACAGCGCCGCGCCCTGGTGCATCTGACCCCGCGCCGGACACCTTGACGGGCCGCACCGCAAAGCGACCCGATCCCAGCCGCAAGGCATAACGAACCACGAAAACGAAACGGAGGATTTTATATTATGGCAACTTACACGATCAACGAGAACACCGCCCGCCTCTCTCACGAAATGCGCTCTTGGAACGACTACGACAATGGCAGCGCAACGAGGGAGTACGAGGCCCAGGTGGCCCAGGCTGCCGCCATTCTGGAGCAGGTCAAGGCTAAGTGCTTCACCGAAGAGTAGAAAGAGCGTGCCGAATACCTGTTCGACCGTTACGCCAAGACGCTGGCAGAGGCCACCAACAAGGAGAACGAGATTGGCACGCGCTGCCCCAGCGTGATGATCTGCGGCGCTGGCAACTTCCCCGTGCGGAAGAAAGAGAAGCAGATCAAAGCATTTGAGGCCAACCGGGAGAACTGGCGCAAGGCTGAACACTATCTCGACCAGCTCAAGAGGGCGCACACCCTGGCCGTGAAAGACTCCGATCCCGAAGTGCTGGACTTCCTGCGGGCCAAGCTGGCAGGTCTGGAAGCCGGACACGAATTGATGATCTCCGCCAACGCATACTACCGCAAACACAAGACGCTGGATGGTTTCGAGGGTATCCCCGAAAAGACGCTTGCCTGGATCACGAAACCCGGCGTTTACATGGCAGGCGGGCGGAACGGCGACGGCTCCCCGCTGGCGTTCCACGGCAAGCCGTTCCCCACCTACGAACTGACGAGCAGCAAAGCCACCATCAAGCGGGTGCAAGCACGAATCGCAAAGATCGAGGCCGCCAAGGCTGCCGCCCCGGTGGAGGACGAACGCGACGGTTACACCTACAAAGAGAATCAGGAGTCCATGCGGGTTCAGCTTATCTTCCCCGGCAAGCCCGACGGCGAAACCCGCGACGTTCTCAAGCACAACGGTTTCCACTGGTCGCCCCGCAACGGCGCATGGCAGCGGCAGTTAAACGACGCTGGCAAGTATGCCGCACACCGGGTCATGGAATTTCTGGACGGCAACGAATAACGAAAACAACGGACACCCCATCAGGGCCGCACCGCACAAAAAGCGGCCCCGCCCCAGCCCGAAAGGGCCACAACAAAACAACTTTGGAGGTATCACTTTATGGAGCAACGAAAATGGTTTTTTAACCACGGTGCCAATTTCGAGCTGTTCAACGTGCTCTTTGATTGTGACGGTTTTCTTGTTGTCCAGAACGACGAAACCCGTACTATTTCTTTCGGCACGGCAGACTGTTTTGGTTCTCTCTTTGGCTTTCCCGTGAATCAGTCCTGCCTTACTAAGGACGAGGCGATTTCTGTTCTTCGTGGCTGGATCGAGATTGACAAGGGTTACGGTTTTCCAACTTCTCGTTGGAAGAACATGATTAGCGCCATCCAAGCGGCGTAGTGGCTCCACTATGGCCGTGCCGCACGAAAGCAGCCCCGCCCCAGCCCGAAATGGTTTTAAGTTGAATATTGCTAATCAAGCTAAGTATTCAAGCTAATCAAGCTAAGTATCCAAGCTAAACGAATTTGGAGGTTTTCACATGGCAAACGAAAAAAGTAGCAGCGAATCCGGCGGCGGTCTGCGCACCGTCACCCTCACTAACGTACAGTGGAACAAGCTGTACATCTATCTGCTCACCACAACGAATTACCGCAAAGAGCAGATCAGTGCATGGGAAGAACTGGCGTGCAAAACGAATCCCGACGGTTCCCCGGAATACCCGAACGCCGCAGGCAACGCAGAGTATTTCCGCGAATTGGAACGCGACCTGTCCGAGATCGTCCAGAAAATTTGCTAATGGCATCGGCCCCGGTTCCCCGCCGTGGCATTTCATGCTATACTGTCATTAACGAAACGGAGGCTTTTTATGAAGAACGATTCTGAGGCTATTATGCTCGACAACGGGCTTGTTGTCTGCGAGTCCTGCGGTGCAGAGCTTGAGTGCAACCACGAAACGGGCGATATGCCCGATGTTTGCCCAGAGTGCGGCAAGGCCATTGATTGGAGCGATTTTTTTATGGTTCTTTGAGCGGAGGTGCTTCTATGAACGAAATGCAGACTTTTTATCCCTGGTGCGTGGTTGCCGCCTTTTCTGACGGTTCCCGGCTCACGTTCGGCGGCTCTACTGAAGAGCAGGCCCGCAGCGCAATGGAAGCCGCCAGCAACGAACACGGTGAAATATCCTGGTGGGATCATGTCACCGACACGAATTATGTTGACGGCCAGTATTATCAGCTCCTGCCCGACCCGCCCACGCTCCACGTCGTCGATCTGACAGGATATGACGGCCCGGTTGACGAAAACGGTTTTCCTGCTGGCCTGCCGGAAAAAATTGCCCGGTATGCTGTGGAGCACGGAGCCGCTGAGGATGAAGCCCAGGTTATTATCAGGATGCACGAAAGGTGGCGACGCACATGAACATTCTCCCGGAAGAGTGGCAGGCCATTTTGAAGAAAAGCCTATCCGATACGTTCCAGCGTGAGCAGACCATTTCTGGGGACGAACGCCTGCGCAGCCTTGAATCCGCCGTGCAGAAGAACATCTGCGCACTCCACAATCTCCCGCCTGACGATGTTGTTGTTTCTGGCCGCAAGGATGCACTCGGCGTGTTTACTTTCATCATCACAGAACGAATGCCGGAAATTGTATTTACTTTTGACGCAGACTCTTTTAACGAACACGAATAACGAAAACTCCCCCGACGGAATTACCCGCCGGGGGAGTTTCTTTTGTTCCTATTCGCAAGTTGTTTTTCCAGGGAGGTTTTCGCTCTCGCGGAAGTCCCCACTTTTACGCGCGCACAAATCCGGCATCATCATAGCCTTTAATGTTTTTCCGGCACACGAATTTTGCCGCCGCCTGTCGGGGGCTTTTCATGGCATTTTGATAGATTTTCTATCACGAATCCGCCTTTGTGTTTTTCCTGCTGTTTTTAATCGCGCGCGTCATACGCGCGCAAGAGGATTTCTTCTGCCATTGGCATTTCGTCCAGCATCGGGCCGAGAATGGCAAGTGCAACCTTTTCTTTCCGCTGAGCGGTGATTTCCTTTACCCCCAGTTCCGCCGCAATACTCGTCCAGCCTCTTTGTAACGATTTTTGCGTGTAAACGTACCGCCCGCGCAGAATTATTTTGTAATCACCGTTCATGCGGTCTAATTGGTCACGAATATTATCCCTGTCAGCCAGCAAAACGCCCCTGCGCACCAGCAGGCGGTTTTCTGTGCGTTTGTATTCCTCGCTGCTGTCTGCCAGCTTCACTGCCAGCGACGCGGTGCTGTCGCCCGGAGTGGTTCCATGCGGCATCCCGTCCATGTCCATGCCCTTGATTGGGTTGTAGCGATCCTGCAACTCTGCAAGTTCTCTGTTCACGTCATAGAGCTGTGCTTCAATCCCGCCCAGGTAACGCAAAATCATTTTCGCTTCTTCTGCCTGCATTTTACCCTCCCGCGTTTTGCTCTGTTAGAATTTCCCGAAAATCTGGCCTGCGCCCGGTTCTGCTACTACCTCGACGCTTCCGCCCATGATCTCCGCCGCCTTGCGGCCAAGCATGGTATGCGCCGCATACTCACCGTCAACGGCCCATTCCAAGAACTTTTCATAGTTCCTGCGAACCTCTTCCACGGCTGCATTGATCTGCGCCCGGTCGTAGCCCATTTCGTTTAAGCCCTCCACGAAATAGCGGATCACCAGGTCGCCAGCATCCCGGCGTTCTGCCAGGGCATCTTTTTCATGCTGTTTGCGCGGGTATTGCCCCGCCGGGAGAACAAACGGCCTGTCCAGCATCGGTTCCGTGCGCTCTCTAAGCAACTGCCGCGCGCGGGTCTGCCCCAGCACAGCGCGCTCTGTTGCGTACACGTCGGCGCGGTTTTTCATGGCCGCCGTCAAACAGTCAAGTGCGCCCTTGTCAAATTCCAGCACATCAAAGGCCGCAATGATGGTGCAGTAGCGCAGTACCTCGTCTGTGGCCTTTCTGTTATCCACGATATTCTTTTTCGCGCTGATTTTCGATGTCGCACAACGGCTGATGGCATTTCGCACCATCATGCGCTGTACTGCCGCGTTCGGTCTAGCTTTCATGGTTTATCCTTTCTGCTTTGCAAGCCTCTTCCACGCCTTGATCTCCGCCGATGTGTCAGGCGTTATGTGTTCGACAAATCGCCACCCCCTCGGCTCCGCCACAAGGTCGATGAACAAGCGGCGGCGGTAAATATAATCCCGCTGCTGCCGCCTGGTGAATTTGCTTTTTACTTCCACAACCTCCATTGTGCCGTCTGCATAGGTCAGTACAAAGTCAGCGGTGTATCTGGCCGCCGGGAGCTTCACATTCCCGTACTCCTTTTCCGGGAGCAGTGAAAACGCCCGGTGCGTTTCCACGTTGACGATCTGCCCCCGTTGTACTTTCGGCAGGATCACGCCCATGTAGTAGTCATACTCGCCGCGGGAGTCAAAATCCATGCCCGCAGTTTCTGCAATTCTGGCCGCCGCGGCCATTGACGGCGTTGCAGGTGCTCTTTTCTGGCCCCTTGCCGCAATCTGTGCTTCTGCCTGTGCGCGAATGCGGGGCGGCAGGTCGGAAAGTTCAAGCCTCACGCTCAAGGTTGATTCCTCCTGTTCTTCATCCCGGTTTCTTTGCGGTAAAGGCGCACGATCAGATGGCGGGTGCTGTTGCCCGTGATGATTGGTTCGCAGTAGTGCAGGGTATAGCCGGGGTACATTTTCTCCCAGAACACACGATCTTCCAAACGATTCTCGCAAACATCCTTGAGTTTGCCTCGGCTCATTTTTCCGTCGTTCGGGCGGGGCATTTTGGGCGGTTTCAGCCCGCGGCTCTGTCGCCAGTGCCGTTTGCACCGAACATTCTTCACGATGTACTTTGCAAGACCCGTGATGTACCCGTGGTCGAAATTCAACGGTTCGCACCGGGCCATTCCACGTCCACCCCATGCTTTTTCCACCATTTCGCGCGTAAGCCCCTCGGTGTGTTGCATGACGATGTGGTGATGGTGTCTGCCAACCCACTTTCCGTCAACATACGTCGTATACTCTGCCACTTCCGCCCATCCTGGGTGTGCAATTCCGGCTTTGTCGCACATACGGTACAGCTTTTTCATGGCGGCGGAAAAATCTTTGTCCACGCGCTCCATGTCGCCGGGTGCGGGCAGATGGTCGTTGTCGTAGGTGTATGTAACGGAGTAGTCCGTTCTGCGGAAGTTTCGCTGGATCAGCAGTTCCAGGTATCGCCCGGATTGCCGGAAATTGTACGCTTCTTTCGCAATGGAGCTGGCAAGTTCTTTCTTCTTGCGGTTGCTGGCCTTGTGCTGCTGTTCCGTGATCTCGAAAAAGTCAACCTGCATCGTTTCAGCCGTGGCATAATCTTTGCCGCAGATGAATTTTTGCTCTCGCACTCTGAAACCGCCTGCCATACTCTCCACGTCCCTCCTTCCGTTCACGTCATGGAACTTTCTTTATCTTGACCCACAAACGAAAGAGGGGGAACGATGCAGAGGAACAACGCCGGGCCGCGTTCCCTTTGCTCTCTATTCCGATAAGCTGCTGGAACGCCGCCCTCGTTTTCCCTCTGCACTCCCTTTCCCCGCCGGGGGTAGGTGCATCGTTTTGCTCTTCTTTCTCGTCGTGTCCCTTAACTTAGCTTCCGTATACAAGCCCCTTGCCGCCTCGTCAGGGCGGCTATTTAACGACGGACTACTATGTATAATATATAATGTAAGAGGCTTGCTCTTCGGCGGTTACTTTTTCTTGAGGAAGCCGCCAATGATTTTCTTGTATTCCTTGCTACACTCCGGGCAAAGGTCGCGCTTGCGGCCCTGGTCGTCTGTCACTTCTTCCCAGTCCCTCGTCATACGTTCGCGGACACTGTTCATGTTGCTGCACCTATCCGTCGGCGCAAACATGGTCTTGCCGCATTTGTCGCAGGTATACTCGACCCCATCCCTAGTCATTTTCATCTTTCCTTTCTTTCCATTCCGGGCAGGTGTTCTCCGGGTCGGTAAAATCCGCCCGGTGTTCAGATAAGCCGTTGAAGCATACCCACGAGAAACTGTCATGCCATGCGCAGGTGGAGCAATTTTCTTCGCTGTGTTCCATTTACTCTTCCTCCAATTTTGTTCCGCATACCGGGCAGAAGTTCAGGTCGAATGTTCCATGCGTCATTGTCCCGATGTTCTTCCCGCGCCGCTGGTATCCATGCACCAAAGCCGCCTTATACATCGGTTTTTCTCCCTGTCGCCAGTTTATTTCACTCTTGTCCACCTTTTTCATGCAGGACAGAAACTCGCAAAAATCACAGTGCTGTTTATTCTCGTTCACTCTCGCTCCTCCCAGTTCCAGCAAGAATCTTCCGGGGCCGTTCTGGGTCTTTTTTCCAGGTCGTTGAAGCACGTCGTATCTCGCAAATGCCACCTGCAAAACTCGCAGCTTTTGTGTATGATGATTTTTGCGCCGCATTCCGGGCAGTGCTTAAACGTGTACTCGCAAATTTCTTTCTCCCCGTCGTCCGGGTCGATCTTGATTCGCTTCCAGTCCTCAATATGGATTCCGCACTTGTGGCAGATAAATTCGTCGCAATCCAGGTAGTCCATATTTTCGTTGTACGTCAGCGGTTGCAAGCTCTCCGCAGTTATGGTCGGTTCAGCTTCCAGACTTCCCATAATCAACTTCACCACGTCGATCTTGATTTTTCCATACGTCAGTTCGCCCTTCAAGGCGCACGCTATGTTTTTGAGCACCTGCTCAAAGTGGTTTGCGTCAACCAACCGTTTTTCTTTCACTCTTGCCTTCCTCCTTTGGTTCATACTCTCCCGACAGCACCAGCGCCATTGCCTCGCAGATTATCGTCACCTTGACGCGCTCCCAGTTTTCCCACGGGATGTCTTTCGGGCGGTCTTTGCGCTGACCTGCCGTTTTCTGCATAATCATCTGTCGCATTTCCATACAGGCTTCTTTCAGTGCCGGATAGTTTGCCTTTAGGCCGCCCATTTCCATGAAGTGCCACATAGTATCCAGCATCGGATTTTCCCACGGTTCAGGTTTTACCATCGGTTTTTGCCTTTCTCTTTGGCGGTCGTTTCTTCGGTGCTTCCGGGATTGTAGCCGCAGCTTCCTTTTGCTTCTGCTGCTTTTCCATTTCCGCCGGGATGGCCTCAACCAGATTTCTAAAACTCTGTAAGGTTTGAAGTGCCTGCATCTCGAACACAAGCCGCGCCAACTCTTCCGGCGTTCCCTGCTGGATGGAGTGACCGTCCGGGTATATCGTTATCGTCATTCCGTACTATCCTTTTCTTTCAGTTCCACTTTCGGCATCGGCTGATCCGAACGGTTTAGCGGGGAGAAGAAGTCGTTCCACATTCCACCCTCCGGGAAGTCGTGCCACGCCAGGGCATAACGGATCGCCAGCCATACGGATTCTGCCCGGTACGCTTCCCTCAATGTAAACTGGATAGAAGCTGTCGGCACATTCTGCGTCCAGAGCGCGCGCAGCCCCGCCCGCATACTGTCGCGGAGCCGCATACACTTGTAAAAATCCTGCTCGTGATCCCGGTTGAATTTCTTCCGTTCCTCGGTAGTGTGGCACTCTTTCTCCATCTGCTCCACATAGTCCCAGCAGCAGACCTCATTCGTGAAGTCCTCGAACTGTCCCATCCGCAGGCGGAGATATTCTTCACACGCTTGCTTTACTGCTTCCGCCGTTTTTCGGCTCATTGTGATGGTCACGTTTTCCACTTCCGCCGGGGTCTTATTTTTTGTTTTCATCCTGCCACCTCAAATCCTGACAGGCGGTGCGCCATATCCATCACGCACCACAACACCCTCTTTTTCGGAAAGGAACATCGTTGTTTTGAATGGAAAGTTTAGTGCGCAGATACCTGCTTCACTCGCAGCATCGGTCAGCATCGCATACGGTCCATAATCGCACCCAAGTTCAATATCGAATGGCTCTTCCTTCATGCGTTCTTCAATGCGCTCGCTCAAAACTTTTTTGAACGTGTTCAACTGATCCAGCGTAATGCTTTGCCGCCCCATATCCGCAAGGAAGCACGTCGCAACGGACGTAAAGCTATCATCTCCATTGCTGTGCGGCTTATTATCAATCAGTTTCCCAGCCCACCAGCTGACGGCTTTTTCGATGTCCTCTTTTCCCAAGATCATACTGCTTCCCTACCTTTCTCTTTCAGAGACACAGACTCCGTTCCAGAGTCCAGTGTTTTGCCGCCGGGCCAGCCGCGGTGCTGTCCATGTTCAAACTTTTTCACCATAGCAGCCACCTGAATTGCTTCCACCGCCAGATGAATAGCCATCTCTCGGATTTCGTGAAGTTCTTCCTGCGGAATGGTTTTATTTGCCTTGACGGCGTTCCACATTCTGGTTTCAATGTGGAGTTTCAGCGGTACAAGGGCCTGCTCCACCTCTTCCAGTTCTTCACGGACGATGTTCTGGCCCTCGTGCGGGCTTGCAAAAGGCCGGAAGCGCTTGTTTGCAGCGTTCAGCTCCTTGTTTACCAGCTTGCGAACGTCACCTCTGATTGCATCCATCTTTCTTCCTCCGTTTATCTGTCCATGTTTTCCAGCCAGTAGATGATTCCGACCCAGAATCCGATTATTTGAAGTACGCGGTCTCCCAGCGTGCGGTGCTTTTTCTTTTTCTCAAGTTGCTGTGTCAGAACTGCGATCTGCTGATCTGCAATAGCTTTGCGGGTTTCCGCCTTTTCCTGTTCGTTCTGAACCTTTCTTTTCAAGAGGTAGATTTCTCTTTCCTGGCAGGCGCAAACGCTTTCCTGCGCCTTGAGTTTTTCCCAGAGCATAGCGTTCACGGCCTCTGTTGTAGCCTTTTGGTTCTGTCTGATCCGCTCCATTTGCAATGCTTGACCGTTCCAACTTGGATTGTTGTCTTTCATCAGATACGGCGCATTGTACGTCAGTGTTACTTGTTTTTGCGGCATTGGGGCTGTCCAATACCACCTTGCGCAACGCTCGACAAGCATCTGATCCATTGTCATTGCGTGTTTCTGTTCGTACTCCCAAACCCTGCTGTTAATAATCGCTCGCACCAGATTTGCGCTTTTTTCGTCCGCCTTTATTCCCCACTCTACCAGTTCCTCGAATTTTTCTGCCGGGAAAATGTTATCTATGAAAAACTCTGCGAACTCTTTTGCCCCATCCGATTCCAGGTAAATCCCATCGTGGGCCATAGCCTCGTTATTGAGAAGCCGTACAGCAAAGACCCCTGTTTCTTTGAACCGTTCAATGTCAATTTCCGGCACAACGTATATATTCATTCCGTTGCCCCCTCGTCTTTGACCTTGAGGCCCAGAAAATCGGCTACGCCATAGCTTCCGTCGCCGCATGAATGGCACTCATACAGCGTCGGTTCCATGACTTCTTCCGGCTTTTTCTGCCTTACGGCCCGGTACATCATGTCCATTACAAACCGCTGGTTGCTCTTTTCCCCGCTGGTTGAGCAGTCCACATACTCTTTGCCGCACAGGCGGCACTTGTATATAGCATCAAGCCTCTTCATCGTCTGCCTCGGTTTCCTCGTTGCCTCCTGTCGGCCAGCACTGGCGCGTTATGTCCACCGTGCCGTCCTTTAAGCCCTCCACGCGCAGGAGCGTCAACGCTTCCAGAAGCGAATCCCGCAGGGCCTCTTTCACATCCGGCTGCATGATCGCTGCCCGGACAGAAAATCCGTCCTTTACTACGATGTACTTTTCGCCCTGGCTGGATGTCCGCAGATAGAACGCCATGTACGCAGAGTTTGCAAATTCACCCTGCAATGGGGCCAGATCGTCGGCGGTGGCAATGGCGATCACGTTCTTTTGCTCGTCCGTCAGCAGGCGGAGTTCCTGGCCGTGAATCGACACGTCAATGTCCATCGTCACCAGCCGGATTTCTCCCTCCACACTGTCGGTCAGGTTGTATCCCTCAAGCCATGTTGCGTCCTCGTCGGTGAAGTCGTTGTAGGCGATATTCTCCATCGTCTTAGGGCCGATGCCAAACATCATAGCGGTTTCGTCCCGGTCAATGGGCTTCGGGTAGCCGTTCAGGCGGTAGATTCCGTGTGCCGTCATAATCCATACTTCACGCAGCGGGCCGACGTAGTGAACGCCGCACACCCCGCTTGCCTTGATGTTCTTTGCGATAGCTGCAAGTCTCATTTTCTGATTACCTCCACGTCCGGCTTTTCGGTCTCTCTGAATCTCGGATAAAACGTCATTGCGCACATCCTTGCTTCATGGAGTGCGGCCTTTACACTTGCCGCATCGAGTTTGTACGGCAGATACATTGGTTGCTTCGTGTAGCTGTCGATTCCGTGCAGGGCTATGCTATATCTTTCCATTGTTTTCTCCTTTCCTTTTATTTTTCTCTGCGGGCAATCCCGGAATCGAACCGGGCGGTGGGCCTGTCCCTTGCTCATAAAAAAGGAGCCGCCGCGTGGGCGGCTCCTTAAAAGCTTAGTTGATGCCGTTGATAATGGGGATGCTGTTGCCGTCGCCAACGTAGGTAGGCAGTTCGCCGTTCCACAGGGAGTCCACGTTGGTGATCTTGTAGTATTCCAACAAGTTACTATTCAAGCTGTCATTCAGCGCACGGTTCGCCTCAGCCTTTTTCTCGGCTACATACAACTCCGCATCTGCTGCCACCTTGGATTTTTCGGCCTCGGCATTTGCGGCGATCAGGTCAGCGTCCGCCGTGGCCTGAGCCTCAACACGGCGTTTCTCTGCGTCCGTTTCCGCCTTTTCCTTTTCCTGCTGGGCTTTTACCTTTGCCTCCACCGCATCGGTAAATGTGTCGGTGAAGTCAAAATTCGTCACGGAAATGTACTGCAAGTCGATGTTGTACTCTGTCAGCACCTCGCGGAGTTTTGCATCCATCTGCGCCGCTACCGCATCCCGGTTTGAAATGAGGCTGCTTGCATCGTAGTGCGCCACCACCTCTTTCACCGTTTCCAGCACGCGGGGAGTAATCAGCGTGTCCTCGTACTTCTTGCCAACGGACTTATAAATCGTCATGGCGTTGGCCTGGTTGATACGGTAGCCAACGGATACGCTGGTTGAGACCTCCTGAATGTCAGAAGAGAACGCAGATAAATCCATGCTCATTTCCTGCACCCGATTGTCCATCTTCACGATGGACTGCCAGGGCTGTTTGAACACAATACCTGCGTCCTTTGTTCCGTCCTCGACTTTGCCAAATGTCGTAACGATGCCCGTATAGCCAGTAGGGACGTAGGACACGCAGGAAATGCCGATCATAACCACGGCGACCACCGCCGGGATAATTGCGCTGTTCTTGTATTCTTTTGCCAGGAGCAGCACTGCCAGCGCAAACAGGGCGGCGACCACGCCGATGATGAAGAAAATCATGTTTCCTCGCTTTCGCTCATTCGTTTATGTACGGGCGGAAGTTCGGTTGAATCTGATCGTGGCAGGTACGGTCTCCACTTATTTTTTGCCATCTTTTTTGTTCCTCTGCGGCTTCTTCTGTTCGGCCAGGATTTCCGACACGAGTTCAACCAGCCGTTCCAGCTCCCAACGTACTTCATGGAAACCGTATGCGTGTTTATCGTCGTAGGCATAGTTGAAAATCTTTTCTGCCGCAGTTCTGGACAGGTTATGTCCCACGTCGTCCTGTATTTTCTGGTAGACCAGTTCGTGTACGGCCAACATGGCTTTATTTTTTGCCGTATTCAGGCGGCTAACTTCGTCCTCAAATTTTTTGTTTTCCTCTTCCAGCTTGTCGCGGTTCCACTTGACTGACATATTTTCGTCGAAAATGTGTCCGGCCTTATACTTCTGCAAGCCTGACGGCTTGCATGACATTCTGTATGCTCGGTCGAACTCGTTCTGAATTTCATCCCAGTCCATTTCCGCTTCTCCTTTTTTCTGTTCTCACCGTTCTTCCACCATCAAATCGTCCATACTCAACTGCCCGCTTATGTTATCATCTTCCATCCACCAGCGGAAAACATCCATTCCAGTTTGCCAGCCGCACGGCAAGTCCTTTGCTTTACGGACATCAAGCATTCTTTCAAACGCTGAGATGTACATTTTTTCGTAAGCAGGCCAGCGCACAAACTCGCGCTGTCTGCCCCCCCCTACCGGCCATAGGGCATCCGATGCAGCCAACACGTTTTTGTCCTTCGCAATACAGCGGATTGACAGGAAGGTGTTCGCCGCGCGTGTAGTCCCATACGTCATCGTCTGACCAGTCCACAATTGGATTGACGGTCATCTTGCCTTTGAGGTTACACGTTTCAAAAAGCTGCCGCTTTTCATCGTTGTCGCCCATGAGGATGATTCGCTTTTCCTTGTCACGGTGGCTAAATTCCATCGTTCCACGATTCTTCTTGCGGTTTGTGGATTCAGCCCACCTAACGCCCGTTGCAATAAATCTGTCACGACCAGTGTTTTCCTTGAGAACAGCACAGCAGTAACGCACAAGTCTTGTAGGTGGCATCAGCTTTTGAGGAATCAGTGTCCACATGGACACAGGCTTATCCTTGTATCGTGGCATAACAATGGAGCATTTGATGCTACGCTCTTCCATCGCCTTGAACTGCTCACGGATGAAATAGACTGTCTCCGGCGCATCTGCGGTAGTGTGGCTGTTGACCACCTCGAAGTTGATTCCAGCACGTTCAGCCAGTGCCACAAGCACCTGAGAATCCTTGCCGCCAGAGTATGCGACCATCAACGGCTTCTTGTACCGATGCTCAGACAGCCGTGCAGCGTCCTGCAAACGTGCGATTGCAAGCTGTTCTTTGTCCATCATTCGACCTCTCTTATGATCCACACCCGATGTTCACCGTACCCGCTCCATGCCAGCGCATTTTCGTGGGTGTCAACAGCCACGTCGAGGTGGTAGCCCTGCACGCCTGCGCCCTTGTCTTGCACAATACGGATGCCCACACCTTCTATGTACAAAACCGTCCCATAGGGGAGAAGCGTTTGGTCTGCCGCCACCGTCACGTCCGCCTGGATTGGCTGCCCGCTGGCTGTTATGCCGCGTCCCTCCCCGCAAATGTGTTGATACTGCTCCGTGCAGTATGCCGTACACATAAACGTCCCGGCTTCTTCCAGATAAACCTTGCCGTCTGCCATCGAATCAAGCCGATCCTGCAAGGCGGAAATGGTTTCTTCGTCCCGGATCGCGCGGTCAGACCAGTTCTGAAACCTGCTGGCGTAGATGTCGCGCTCCTGTGTTACCTGCTGAATCCTGGTGTGCAAAACTGCACCATTAAAAATTGCAAGGCCGAGAGCCGTACAGCTCAAGGCAAAAGAAATTGTCGGCAGCATAGGCTTTCTCATAGCTTTGCCTCCTTGTTTCCAAACCACTTCTTTGTTACGGCGATAGGGAACTCTTCAATTTCAGAGGCCCACGCCGCCGTCCCGGCTCCGTATGTTGTTTCCCACACCAGCGGAAACCCGCCGATGCCGTCAAACAAACTGCCCAGCTTTGCGCCGTCTCTCATGTACGGTTTCATTTTCTGGACGATCCAGAACCATTGCGGAAGAGCAATGCTGTTTCCCAATGCTTTGTACCGCGGGCTGTCTGCCGCCTTGTGCTTTTTCCCTTTGGTGTCCGTCCATTCTCCAATGTCCGTCCATCCGTCCGGGTAGCCTTGCAGACGTTCGCACTCTGTCGGTGTGAGGCGGCGCACGATCCAGGCAATCTTCTTCGGCAGTTCCATGTGTTCTATTGCAACTGCCTGCGCATCGTGCATCGTGTCCAGTGTGCCAGACTTTTCTTTTGTGACTGACGAATGAGCTTGTCCGTTCCCGATTCCATAGCTTTCCATGACCTGCGGCCCGGAATGTGATGCTATGCTCCGGCAGGTGATAGATGTGGCCGTATCTCCCGTCACGGCTCCATTGTACAAGTCAACTGCAATAGCGGTGTAGTCCGTGATTCTGCTTTCGTGGTCGCCCGTAATGGTCGGCACTATCTGACCGTCGCCATTTCCTCGTGCATCAAACACTTTCACAACGGCGGATAATGTTCCCACCACGTCATACGACACATCCATCTTGCCGCCGCCCTGGTCGTTTAAGACTGGAACTTTGTACGCTACCGCTGGGCGGTCAACTGTGTTCAATGTGTAGCTTTTATCTTCCTTTACGCCTAATCCGTTTGCGCCAGCTGTTTCAGAACGATCAATTATATTCCCCGCTAGACAATAGACCGGTTGGAAGAGCGTCTGGTCTTGGAGCGTCGATAGCGTCCCGGTTTTCTCCGTTTGTACCAGTGCGCCCTTTCCGCCTCCGGCGCAACCCGAACGTATTTTCAGGGTGTAGGCTGCGTTTCGCCCCCCCTCTGCCACCACTCGATCATTTCCAGCAGCGCAGTTTTTAGCAAGTCTGGCAACGCTTTTCCACGTCGGGATGCCCTCGTCAGGATGCCTTGACAGGCTCGTTCGCTCAAATAATATTTCAGAGGCGCGTTGGCCTCCAAAATCTGCGACAAGAGCGATTCGCTTTCGACGCTGGGGGACTCCCCAATGTTGAGCGTCGAGCTGTCGCCAAGCAAGACTCCATCCGGCTCCGGCGATTGCTCCGGCTTTGCTCCATCTGCCCCCCCTCGGAGGTCTAGGAACAATAGCGTCTGGCTGTTCCACGCGGGCAAGTTCTTCCAGAACGACGCGGAAGTCCTCTCCGCCGTTGGAACTGAACGCTCCTGGTACATTTTCCCAAATAGCGAAAGTTGGGTACATTCCATTTGTCGCTTTCCTCATTTCCTTGATGATTCGCACGGCTTCAACAAAAAGCCCCGACCGTCCCCCGGCAAGTCCGGCTCTGCGTCCTGCAATGGACAAATCCTGGCACGGACTGCCGAACGTGATGCAATCCACAGGCTCTATCTGGTCGCCGTGAATCTTTGTAATATCGCCAAGGTGGATCACGTCTCTTTCGCCTCCCAGCTCTCTACGATCCAGCGAATTGCGGCGTGGAGTGCGCGCTTCGGGCAGGCTCTAACCGTTGCCATTTTTGCGACCAGCCGGATTGCCGTGCGCACCTTTTCTCTTTCTGCCTCGGTAATGGGTGTGAAACGATCATCCGCCATATCTTCCAGCAGTTCGATAGCCTCTGAATACAGCATGAAATTAACCTCCTTTGTTTTATTTTTTCTTGTGTGGGCGGTTGGAGTCGAACCAACTTTTATCTCGGTGCATTGGGGGAGATAAACGCCGCCGT